GCGCGCGTGCAGATGGCCATGCAAAGCAGATCGTCCTTCCTGTGGCCGTCGCTGATCGCCAGTACTGCAGGTTTCGTAACGTCTTCAAGCCGATCAAGAATGATCTTGTCCCACTGCGGTATCGGAGTCCAATCGTCGGAGAGTTGGACAATGACCGGCGCCCGGGTTGCAAGCGCTCCATTGTTCCAGGCGGCCACGCACCCGCCGCCAGCGGTGATTTCGAAATGGTGCATCCGGCGGAGCGCCTGACTTTCCTCGTCGTCAGAATCGAAAACGAAAATGTGCTCAATGCGATCTGGCTCATTCGCGAGATCGATCCAGCGCTTGCGCGCGATGCTCGCCTGTTGCGCACGTCCGCGCGTGGCGTGAATCAGTGCAATGGTCGGCCCGCCTGCTTCTTCCAGCGCCCGCACGCGTAGCGCTTCGGCCTTCGCCTGCTCGCCGTTCATCCGCAACGCCTGCGTGTAGATGTCCACGCCGAGCCAACCGTAGGCCGCTGCGCGATCGTTCCACGCTTCGCCGGCTGGCTTGACGGTCGCCATCATCTGCCGCGCGTAGGCCAGCGCATCGGCATTGTGGCCGTAGTCGAGCGCGTTGCCGACGAGCAGACCGAGAGCCTCGCGCCGTTGAGGGTCGGCCATATAAGCCTGATGCAGGAATGCCGCCCGCATCTTCGGATCTTTCGCCATCCGGGCCAGGTCGATATAGAGTTCGTACTTCTCTGGCCGTCCAATGTCCGGGTGATCAACCGCCTTCCTCGCCGCTGCAATCGCTTCCTTGTGCCGGCCGGCGCTGCCAAGAGCGCCATAGAGGTGATACCAGAGGCCTGCCGTCATCTCAGCCTCTGGAATCGATTCTAGTATCCGGAGGTTGCGCTCGTTGCTGCCGCCTTTTGTCAGGTGAGGGAGGTGCGTGATGATTACTCGATCATCTTGCACGCCCTCGACCGCCACCGGAAACGTGTAGCATTCGTGGACCGGGAATCTCCATTTACCGCCGCCCCGGATCATCATGCGCTCGCGCGGGAGAACTACACCGCGCCCGAAGATCTTGTACGGGTAGAGATACAGCGGATAGCCACCGCGTTCCGCGTGCTCTCGGATTATCTCCGAACCGGCTTCAAGCACGTCGTCGGTGTCACACCAAAAACAATACTCTCCGCCGGCCATGTCGAAGGATTGCTGTCGGGCTGCTGCGAAGCTATCGACGTGCGGCCAGTCCTCATGTCCCGGCGCATTCTTATACTCGCCTACCCGCGCGCCGAACTTCTCGCGCGCGATATCGAGCGTCTTGTCGGGAACCTGGTTGCCGATTGCGCGGACGATACAAATCTCGTCGGCGATTGGCGCGAATGAAGTAAGGCAACGGTCGATATATTCCTCGACGTTGCCGACGATCATGCATAGGGAGATTTTCACGGTGACAGGAAAGCCGCCTCACGCCGTGAACGCAGGCGCAGGGAAACGCATGGTGCCGGGACTCCGGCGCGCGAGGCGGCAAATTGGTCAGAGGTTACTGCGTTCACACCAGTAACTAGGAAGTCAACGCGGTACGCAAAAGAGCCGCTGGTATGCGAAGCCAGCGGCCCGTGCAGGGACGGAGGAACCCACCCGAAATTAGTTCAGCCGCTTGATGACACGGCCCCCGTTGCTGATACCAACGGAGTAACCGTAGTTGCACTCCAAGTTGATGAAGCGGTTACCAGCGGCCTCGCTGTAGTGAGCGCGAAGTCCAAACACCGCGCCCGTCTCCGGGTCACCAACAGCGCGCGCGATGTCGTACTTGTGACCGGCTTGCGGTTGCAGGTAGCGCATTGCGATTGCAATCGCTGAGGCGTGGCCCATGAAACCCATCACGGACGCCGTTCCCGGCAGTCCGTTGGATTCGAAAATGTCCAGGCCGAGCGCTCGTCCGATACGACCATCGCGCAAGGTTTCGTTGCTGCCGGACAAATTGACCTGGATGAAATTGGAGATGCCGAGCAGGTTGTCGAACGGTTCCACGTCGAGAATCATGTTCCGATTTTGCGCGGGAACTTTTGCTTGTCCGAGCAGCAATCGGCCTGCGCGGATCTGAGCAACGCCAAAATCCACAACAGACACCGCGGTCGCCAACCCGAAATTCGCAGTTGTCCACAGCGAGCAAATGTCCTGGAAGACAAGCAAAGCGAGCGCAGCACCTTGCTGAAACCCGAATTTCTCCAGCTTCGCAAGTGAACTGCCGGCTGCATCCAAATCGCTCTGGCCAACGCCAATGATCTTGTGCTTGTTGATCGTGACAGTGATCGCGGAAAGGCTGCCATTTGTCGTCTCGTACGTGCTAAAAGTGGTCGCAGTGAGCCCGCCGATCAGCGGCACGAGAACAACGTTGCCGGGCGGCATCGGGTTCGGAGCGTAGTCGATAGAGAATGCAGACAGCGGTGCGAGGGTTTCCGTAAATCCTTCAAGCGCCATTTGCGAGAAAATCTCGTCATCGAAATTTGTGTATGTTGCCATAGTGGTTTAGTTCGGTTTTCTGAGATTTTCTTTGGTTACGAGAGTCGAGCTGACCGGATTTCCGCCTTGTTCTTTCTGAAGAACAGCGTTCGCTGAATTGGATCAGTGATCGCGGCCAACTGTGCGGCCAGGTCGCCTTTGTTGGCGGACTTGTCGGCATTCTGTCGCAGCGGAGGAATACCTTGGCCAGCGGCGATATGTTGAGCCTTGGCGGCGGATCGCGTTTCAATTTCGCCGTCCGGGCTATTGATGGTGTCTTGCAAGGCCTTCAACTCGGTCTTGAGCTTCTCGTTTTCCTCCGTCAGCATTTTGACCTTCTCGGCTTGATCTGCGTCAGGAGTGGCTCTTTGCTTTACGGCAGCGAGTTCCGTTTTCGCTTCATCAAACTCCTTTTGGGTCGCCTGTGCATCTGCCGCAATTTCATTCGCGTTGCTGTTTGCGGAGTTCAGCTCAACTTCGAGGCGGGTTACTTCGCCTTCCAGCCGGGTAATCTCAGCGTTCGCCTCTCCGATTTTGTAAAATTTGAAAGTTGCCATTGCTGTTAGTTCGAAAGTCAACGGTGAGATTCAAAAAGATCCTCGATAGCCTCAACGAGTCCGTCACAAAATCCATACGTCAGCGCCTCGTCCCCGTAGAAAACCTGACCCTGAAGATACTCGTCGGGAATCTCTCGGTGAGATGTTATTGCTGTCTTGAACTTTGCGTAGATGCCATCTATTCGAGCCTGCAACATTTCACGCTCTTCTTCGGTCATTGGTTTGAATGACGCGCCAGTGAGCTTGAATTCACCAGAGGAAATCGCGTTAACCTTTATCCCCATTTCTTCGAGTTGCTTTGATCTGTCGAGATAGATTGAATATACACCGACAGACCCGATAACAGCGGACTCCGTGACATAGAACTGTTTCGCCTGACTCGCCAGCCAGATAGCCCCTGAGCAACATTCGAGGTCCGCAAACGCCGTTGCCCGCTTTCGCATTCGCCCAATCTGGTTTGCAAGTTCTGGTATTCCGGAGACAGTTCCGCCAGGGCTGCGAAAATCGAAGATAACTTCCCGAACTGAAAAATCTTCTTCCGCCCGTTTTATGTGTTCGGAAATTTGTTCAACGGAACATCCGCCGCACCAGATTTCCAAGCTGGAAAGGTGTTTTCCAAGAATGCCATGAACCGGAATAACCATTACACCATTGATGAATCTAGGCTTCGGATAGCCGCTGTCTTCGTCGCGATCATACCCGAGCACCTTGTCCGCACTGCCTGCAATGTGGGCCTCAAAAACCTGCTGAATAGCAAGGTGCTTCTCTCGCGTGATGAGCCACGGCTCATTGTAGATCTTGTTCGCAATTAATGGGTATTGCTTCATTCCTCTTCGTGCGTCCCGGCAGGTTCGCCGACAGGTTCACCTTGTTTATCGACGGCCTCAGACCTGAACACCGGCAATTGTTGTCGGGATTTCCAGAGCGAGTCATAAGCCTCTTGCAGCGCAATGTTGTGCTTCTTCGCGAGTCGAGAAGCGGCTTCCCACTTCAGATCCGTCTCAATCTCCCGCTGCAAGTAGACATCGTTCAGGTCTTCACCGCGTCTCGCGATAGCCTTCTGTTCCGTCATCAGCCCGCGCGCCGTTTCCTCCATGTCGATAGTCGAGTCATACTTCCGGTCTGCGGTAATGTTCGCCGGACCTTGATAGTCCCACTTGTACCATTCCTTGTTCGGCGGTAGGAATCCATTCTTGATCGCCTTCGCAATCCGCCATCCGTCAATGCGCCGGCGCACCGGCTTGACGAGAAGGTTGCGGATTTCATCGAGTCGCCGATTGAGCCGATCAACCACAACGCGCATAGGTGCGCCGCCGATCTTCGTCGAGTTGTGCGCGAAGTCGAATGACCAGCCGATAGACTCAAGACCGCTGCGGATTACTTCGTCCTGGAACGCCATCACGTTCGCGGACGGTCGATCGTTCTTGACCTGCTCTACTCGCTGATTCGTCCCTGCCTTGAAATACATCAGGCGCCCAGGGGCAACCAATTCAGTCGGGAGAGTCTGCATGTTACCGCTGGCGTCCGGCGCGGTTACTGGCGCTTTCAAGAGTCCCTTCGCCCGGTCGGCTTCGCCGGTCTCATTCATCACCTGCATTGCCATCGTCGCGCCGATCTTCTGCGCGATCAGTTCGAACGCGCGACTCTCCTTAACGTCCTGCCAGTTGAATGCTGAGACTCCAATCAGCGAACGCCCGCGAAATTGATCCGAGACACTCGGGAGATAGTTCAACAGGAAATCGTTGGCGGAAACTTGCTGGTGTTCACCGGAAGGATTGTCACCGAGCAGTATGCCGTAGCCAAGAGCTGCACCGTAGTCGTCGAGAATAACGCCATCGATCATTACCGCGCCGTCATAACGCCCACCGGCAATGCGTTGCTCGTACTTGTCCGAGCCAATGCGGTGCGCGCGCCACGTTTGGATTTTGGGCGTGCCGTCGGCCTCAGTAAGAAGTGTTCCGAAGTCCCCGTCAATCAGCGTCTCGATAACAAGGTTACGATCGAAGTGCGCCATGGTGTAAGGCCAACCTCGGATATCGACGAACTTATCATTCTCGTACAGCCACGCCTCCGCCTGGTCGCCCCACGTTCGATCAGCGCCGTAGAACTGCGGGATCAGTGGACCAACCAGCCGGCCCATTTCATCGATCGCCCCGCGAATGACGTCGCAATTTTCGTAGAGCCAACGGCCAATGGACATCAGCGTAACACGGCCGTATTGCGAGATACTCCGGTGTGAGTCCTTGTCGAGCCGCGGGACAACGAGACGTTGATTCGTCTGCGTTGCAGCCTCGATCAAACGGTTGTTCCCGGACCAACCACCGGCCCATTTCTGTTCGAGGAAAGTAAGTGGTGGTTGCGCCATTAGTCAGTCACGGTTGCTTGCCGGAAAACGGCAGTGGTTTGACTGTGACCGACAAGATCGAAGGCCGCGTAAGTGGTCGGGTCCAACTCGTAGAGAGCGCGCTGGAACATGCGCAGACGTTCCTTGGCGTTGTTCGTGAGCTGGCTTGCGGAGTTGATATCGCCGGCGCCCGTGGACACAAGAATTTTGCCCCGGCTCAAATCGTTTTGAGCGGATTTCAACCCCGCGAGTAACTCGGCCTCGGTCCAGCCGTAGAAATCTGTCAGCGCCATTCCCCTGTGGCGCAGGAGTCAATGCAAAGAAAAAGCCCGGATTTTACTCCGGGCTTACCTTGTCTTGTCTTGCCGTGCCGCGCCCAGCCCTGCCTCGCCTGGCCAAGCCGGGGTAAATTATCCCGCGAACAGTTTCAGCACATCACCGTAGTTCAGCTCACTATTCTTCACGGTGTCACCGATCTGCTTGACGGCTTTCGGTTTCGAGAATAGCCGCATTGCTCCAACCCACGATACTTCTGTGTAGTATTTCGTCTTCATGCCATTCTCCAGCCGGCCAACGTCCACAGCCCCGAGTTCCTCCGACGCAACTTTAAGCCGCGTCTGAACTCTCTGCCGATGCTCTGCGGGCAACTCCGGAATGAGTTCATTTGACACTCTAATAAAGCCCTTCTGGATTTCGCATTTGACAATCACCTTGAACTCTTTCCGTGCAATTCTCCGCGCTGACATCGTGATGCTGCGCCCGCGATTCAACTGCGGATCTTCCATGATAATGGCTTGCACTTCCAGATACGTCATAGAGTCACCTTCAGCCATTGCCACAAACGCTCTAACCAACCGCTCCACTTCCGCACTGCGCTGGAACGGTTCCGATGCTCGTTTCGTTATTTCGTTTTCCATAATCGTTCACACAAAAAGGAACCTTGCCTTGCCAAGCCGCGCCTTGCCGTGCCAAGCCTTGCCGTGCCTTGCCGTGCCAAGCCGAGCCACGATAAATTCAACTCCACTTCAAACTGACAACTTCGAACCGTCCATAGAACCCGTTATTGCGCGGGCGAAACCTGCCGATGCCGATGAACTTGCCGGCTTCTTCGAGATGCTTTCGGAAAACCTCTTCCGTGACCGTTTCGTCAAACACGCTAAACGTGACCTCACCTTGCCACCCGTTAATGATCGGGAAGCATTTCTTCACGCGCTTGCCAGATCCGCGGATGCCGTCCGATGGAACGAACAGCCATTCCCCGGCCACATCGCCCGCTTTGTCTGGCAGGATCAACGGCTCAGTGACAAGCACGCCCGCCTCAATGTGCTTCGTGTAGGTCGACTTACCTTTGCCCTGAATTTGGATGCCGAGGAACTTCGCGGCTTCACTCAGGCAATTCTTGAATGCCATCGGTGGAATGAAGACGTTGCCGTCCTCCGTGACATGCATCCGTTCCCGCCATGTCCGGGCTTCGAAGTCATGCGCTGACTCCTTATCCAGCTTCGGCACTTCGTAATGCTTGGACTGACTGTAGGGTGACGTCGATTTAAGTTTAGCTATCGCTGTTTTCATATGTTTCCCTGACTTGTTTTGTTGTTCACTTTCCGGATTCGCCCGGACTACTGCCGCCTCAATGAAGCGGCAGTGTGTCCTCGCGTTGTCTTGTCCTGCCGAACCATACCTTGACCCGCCGAACAAAGCCGAGCAGCGCTACGCCCTGGTAAATTCTCATCATGCTGCCACCCCATTCGCTTCAGTCACATCCGGCAGAATATCAAGCAATGTCGCCGCCAATGCCTGCATCCGCGCATCGTCCCGCGCATGGTTGTTGCCGCTCGGGCAGACGATCACCATTTTCGTTTTGCCCGAGAACTTATCGCGCTTCGGTTTCTTGAATTCTGCCGACATCTGCTTGCGATACTCCACGTCAACCGGGTCCGACTCGTCCAAGTCCGGTTCCATCCAGAGCCCGCGATCGATCAGATTTTGCACCCGGTCGAAGTAAGTCGGGGACGAGAAGCGAACCATTTGGACTTGCTGGCCCCGTGATTCCATCGCCGTCCCAATCTCCGGGTCAACCCAGACAGGCTCCGAGTATGACCGCTCTACAACGTGCCCGCCTTCCGATCGGTGCTTGAATGTAATCGGGTCGCCGCCTTCCGTCGCCACGCCCTTGACCGGAATCCAGCCATAACGAATGCAGTCCGCATACACCCCGTGGTCACCCTTCGGCTTGTAGCCCGAGTCGATCAACGTGTGATTCGGTTGCACCTTGTATTCCTCGCGCTTGGCGTCAATTTCGCCGGCAGAGAATAGTTTCCCGAACCACAGGCGCCGGCTTCTCCCATCCTTCGCCCACGCGCGAACCAGCACCCAATACACGTCCTCCGCCTGCCGATCAGCGGTCAGTATCCGGACGTATTCCTCGGGCCATTCCGAGTTGATCTCGTAGCGCGCGCCCGTGAACTTCTGCCCTTCTTCGAGCAGGAGTCGCTCAGACTTCGGCTCCGCCATTCTCTTCTGGAAGAACTGAATCAGCGGCTCGGGCACTCCGAGTTTCCACGCGTTCACGGC